ACCACTGATGATGATGCACTGTCATACTTCCAACGATTAGCAGAGGAGTAATCCTGTACCAAAATCGACTTTTTGTTTCAAAAAACCCCGAAAAAAAATTCGGGGTATTTTTTTGCCTTAAGGTTTTTATCTGGGTTCTGCAATCCTGACGTTATCACCTTTTTTCAACTTACGATTGATATATTGTGAACTATCTGTATATGTCATTATATCCCTCATATCATTTATTATCGTGCCTATGTATTTTTTCCTCAATACGTTTATTGTCCTTTTAGCGTCATTCTTGTCTATTTCATATTTTAGGTAAGATATCGATTCTACGCTATTCACTGATTGATTGAATCCGTCGGGAGTGCTGTATTTGAATGTAAAGTCAGAATCTACCGTCAGACCTGCTTGTAACAGTAATTTGTCACCATACCTAATTTCCTTAGTCTCATAATGGTGTATTTCACTCAATTGCTCTTTTGAGTACTTATTATCGAGATATCGCTCAAACTCGTATTGACCCATCGGCCACTCATCTTGAACATTTATGATATTGTTGGAAATGAGCACAACCCAGTCAAGTTGCTCATCATCGTATAACTTTCTAGCGACGGTATCTGGTCTTTCACCGTCAAGTACGGTATATTTGGAAAATGCTGTAACAGCACCATATATGTCATCTCTGATTTTACCTCTTTTGAAGAGATTTTTGATTTTTATGAAATCGAAACTAGATCTTCTCTTATCTGAGAAAGAGGGTAGTTCAACATCTGGGTATAAGTCGAAATAATTCATTAGAATCCTAAATCATCCTCCGTAAACTTGTTGTCTTCTCTGACATTAAGATCAAGATCTTCTACACTTGGATCTTCCAAATCATCGTAATCATTAGCGAAAATTGGGGTCAATTCATTAAAATCCACCTTCATTGTAGATCTGACAGGCATAGAGTTTGGTTGACCATCTGCATCTATGTCCTCATATGATTGATATACACCATCTGGTGTGAAATCAATCTCAACAGAAGTAACTGCACATAATTTGAAAGTGTTCAAACCCTTGATTCTTCTTTTATTGTTTTTATAGCATACTCTGAAGATATTTGGAGATCCGAGGAATAATGATCCACCATTTCCAAAATTAGTGGTTTTTTGTGGTAGCATACCTTGTCTAAACCACCTTTGTATCATTCTTACCACTTGTGCCTCTTTTCTGCTATTTGGAGCAAAATTGAAGACAAATGAAAATGTTCTTAGTTGTGGACCTCCGAATAGTAGTTCTAGATTAGGGTTTATTGCAGCACCTGTTTCTCTTGTCAAAAATTGCTCAGTATCCACGTTTATACCGATTCTTCCTAATATTGATTTCGCTACAACTGCATTTATGACAGTACCTGCGTTTGCAGGTCCATCTTGATCTGTCATTTGACGTGCTACAGTATTGAAGGTGCTTTTTGCCTGATTGAAACCCTGCTGTAGCAATTTCACAAGTCCAATATCCTTATCTTTATCTAAAAGATCTGCAGTAGCTTTTGTAGTTGCTTGAAATGCTCCTAGTTGAACAGCATTTGCTCTTGCCTCACCCCAGTTCACACCTTGACTCACACCAAGTCTATTTGGTATTGGTAATATACAACTACCCATGGGATCACCAAGATTAGATGATCTACTCATACCTTGTGTAAGTATATCACCTAGTAAACCTGATCTATATTGTTTTATAATCACCAAATATTTCTGCTGGTGCAACATTGAATTGTTCATTATTATCCACATTAGCATCACCTCCCTGATCTGGTGGAAGAGGTATATTTCCAACCCAAGATTTATTTCCCTTTGCTATTTCTAACATACCAGATGCGTCAAACGCCTCCTCTGCTCCTTCAATTGCTAATAAGTCATTCAAGTGACCACCGATGACATTTGCCCTTGTAGGGTCTTTTGCCAACATTTCCAACTCTTCCTTATCTGTAACTGGAACAAGTTTTACTTCCATAGTGCCAGGTGTCACCACAAATTTTTCTATACTCACACTTCTTCCAGTATTACCATTAGCGATGTCAATATCAATTTTCTCAGCATACTCTACACCATTTATTTTGTAGAATTTTTGATCTGTCATAGCATTACCACGAGTCAACCCCCTCAATAGTTTATTGAAGTTGGTATCATTCTTGTATATTGATACGGGTTTATTCTTTTTACTCACTTCAACACTCTCCTCATCGCTGTATTTGTCAATGATATCTCAACACTACCAAGATCAGTCACAAACTGTTCAAGACGCATGCCTAGTGCCTTATCTAAGTCTTCACCTTTGAGTTGTAGGAACATGCCTTGTACGTAAGATCTTAGGTATTTATTGAATCCTGGTAACTTAGTAAAATCATTATCACCTATGATGTAGTTTAGAGTGCCCTCTCGGTTTGCTGGTTTAGTATAGTGTAAATTAACACCATAAAAAGCATTGTTCTCCATCGCTACGATATATGTCATGGGATTCTTGTCATAGTATGGTAATTGTTCAGCATACTTAGCAGAGTATTGGTACAACATTACCTCACCCACAATGGGTTGTCCTACCACAGTTGATGTTGGGAATACGTTTCTATACTCCAAGTTCTTTCTCCGTTAGTATTTGGAACTCCCACCTTCGATCCTTACAAAAATCCTCTGCTGCTGCCCATTTTGCTTGATTGGTGGCATAGGTGTAAACCTCAGACACATATTTCTTAGTTCTCCTCTTCTGTACCTTAGGTTCTAGCACCTGTTTTGCAGGTTTTATTTCTATCACCTTCTCATGTACCTTACCCTTTACATCTTTGTACTTGACGTAGAAATCGGGAAAGTACCTATGTATTCTATTATCGACAGGTGATTTGTATGGTATGATGATCTCTTCAGATGACCACTTCAATATTTTCTTATTTGTGTCACAGTATTGCATGAACTTTAGTTCCCATGATGATCTGTAAACCACCTCTGAGATGTCACCTTTGTACTTCTGTCGGTTTTTAGGTCTGAATCTACCCTTATATGACATACATAGTATGTAATCATACTATATTTAGATGGCACAGAGGGCAGATGCGTTTAGATCTGGGAGATTTTACTTACCAACGGTAAATCTGACTGATCCGACGACAAGTTTTGGTAATATAACACCTGCGTTGAATAATAATTATGATGTATTAATAAACTTTGACGGCACACCACAACTCAAAGGGTTCATAAACCAACACGGTTTTTATGACCAGAATGGTGGTGCAGACTCTGCATTCAATCCAGGCACATATCTTGCACTATTTTGCTCTGAGGCAGTTTTACCAGGTTCAGACATACAGTCAGGTAAGGTTGATGGGTTGAGACAGGGTTTATCCCAGAATTACGCTACATTCAGAAGATTTCCAGATATCATACTTACATTCTACTCACAGACTGATTACTATACTAATGATGTGTTCAATGCATGGATGGAGTTTATATCACCTACTAGAATAGCAGATGGTTCTTTTGGTGCAAATGTAGATGATAGAATCAATGCTTCAAGAGGTGCTGCATTTAGAAGGATGAAATATCCTGAGACGTACAAATGTAATATGGAGATTACCGCATTCAGTAAGGACACTAACGATAACTTCAGTAAATTGAATAAGACAAGCAGATTCAATGTGAAACTACCGAGTAGTATCACTTATCATATCATGAATGCATTTCCTACGAGTATTGTTGCTGCACCATTGGCGTATGGTAGGGCAGAATTGATCAAGACGACTATCACCTTCAACTACGAACAATACTTTACTCAAAGAGCATCTAGGAAGGGTGCTGTACTAGCAGAATCTGATGCAAGAGAAGAAAACATAAGAACAGTATAAATACGGTACTAAATAAAGATACTGAATAGATTATTATGCCTTTACCAAAGGTCGTTGCACCTACGTTTGAATTGCAACTTATAACAGGAAAGAAAGTAAAATACAGACCTTTCCTTGTAAAAGAGGAGAAGATTTTACTTATCGCCCTAGAAGGAGGAAATGATGCTGACATCAGTGCAACACTCAAGAGTGTATTGAAGTCATGTATTATAACCCGTGGTGTAGACGTTGAGAAACTACCTAGTTTTGAACTTGAGTATTTGTTTTTGAATATCAGAGGTAAATCAATAGGTGAAACTGTTGAGTTACTGGTGACATGTCAGGATGATAATGAGACTAAGGTTCCACTCAAGGTCAGTTTATCGGAAATCAAGTTAGAAGTCCCTGATGGACACACTGACATGATAAAGGTAAATGATGATATCACTATAAAGATGAAGTATCCATCAATGCAACAGTTCTTGGATAATAATTTTATTGGTGATACACTTGAAAATAATGAAAGAATTGATAAAGCGTTTGATACAGTTGTAGATTGTATAGACACTATATTCACCGTTGATGAAGCGTGGGCAGCGTCAGATTGCACTAAAAAAGAGTTAGTAAAATTCATTGAGCAACTCAACTCTCAGCAATTCTCTTTGATAGAGGACTTTTTTGCCACAATGCCTAAGTTACAATACAAGGGCAAGGTGCACAATCCTAAAACTAAAAAAGATTCTGATGTTGTAATTGAGGGTTTATCGAATTTTTTCGCATAATGCTATATCACACCAGCATTGATGCAATGTTGGAAACTAACTTCTCACTTATGCAACATCATAAGTGGTCACTCAGTGATATAGAAAATATGATGCCATGGGAAAAAGAGGTATACGTAAATTATTTGGTAAAGTTTCTTGAGAAACAAAAGTTAGAAGCACAGCAGAGACAAGCATCTAATGCAAACACCTGGTAGACAAGTCGAA